GTGCCCGACGGCCACAAGTCGCTAGGCGCTTTAGCGGGATTTAGGGGTGCGCTTAGCGTAGACGTGCCCGTAGACAGGCGATCACGACCCCGCCGGATGCCCGACACCCTCCCAAATCAAAATGCGTCCTAGGGCATTCTAGGGGTCACACCCACTTTTCAAATTCGTAGTGGGTGAATACACCCAAAATGTTGCTACGTATATGCAGACACTTAAGTGTGGTGTGGGACATCGTAGTTAAGCCACGATGACGCATGACACCTTCTAGCGGGGTGTCTCGTATTTAAGGCATGGCAACCATCTCTAAGGCCACCGTCAACATCTCGGGTGTAACCTTCCCGCCTGATGACAGCGAGGCCACATTCAGTGGTGACATCGCCGCAACGATTGGAAGCTGTTGCACCGTCGACCTGTATCACGCATCCACCATCACCTTTCAGTTGGCCGTCCCCACAGGGGGCACAGTGGAGTTTGGCGTGACAATGGACGGCTCGACGTGGATTCCCATCATCGCCACACGCATCGACCGGGACGACCACGAGCACTCCCGCACTACATCAAAAAACTCCGTTTGGCAGGCCCACGTTTTGGGCTTCTCGTCATTCCGTGCCTGCGTCACGGTTGGTGGATCGGCGGCGGGTTACGTGGATGGCAAGCTGGGTCGCTCACCGACGCTCGTGCGCACAGAGCCGCACTCCCATAGTCACCACACTTTTATCAGCGGGGTGACGACCGGCACCGTCATCAAAGGTAGTTCGGGTGCGCTAAACGCCGTCGTTGTCTCCAGCGTCTCGCAGAATGCGAACATCGCCCTCTACGATGCTTTCGCATCTAGCGGAACACTCGTGTGGCAATCTGGCGCAATGGGCGCGCAGACGCAGCCCTATAGCGTGGATTTCTACAACCTGCACTTCGACACGGCGCTGACACTTGTCACGTCAGGTGCTGCCGCCAATGTGCTCGTGCTCTACGAGTGACGTAGTTAGAGCGTATGGCCGAAAAAGTTTTAACGAAGGATGATCTCGCAACGTCGGGAGAGCTGGCTCGGTTGGTGGGATGCACACCCAAAACCATCCGAGACCTCGCATCACGGGGGCACTATCCACGGGCCGTCGGCACCCAATACCGCTTCGTAGAGGCGCTCCAGGGGCTATTTTCTTACTACCGGACTATCGTACATGACCGTGTAGCCCACGATGGCACCGCAAAAGGACGGTGCGAACGGCTCAAGGGCGACCTCCTCGACCTCGAACTTCGTAAACGCACAGCCAAATTACTCGACTCAAAGGCCGTAGAGTCAGCTTGGGAGAACATTGTGCTGTCGTTTCGACAGCGGTTGCTGTCACTTCCCGTGTGTCTCGCATCAACTATTTCATTCTGCAAGTCTGACGCCGAGCGCCGGGCACTGCTTGAGCAAGAACTCGGTGACGTGCTGATGGAATTGAGTAAGGCGCCTGACTACAAAAAGCCGGAACAGGAAGACCTTCCACCAGAAGCCAAGGAGGAGTGACGCATCGTTCTTACATCCTGTAAGAACGGAAACGGATCACGACAATGAACGCTCTCGAAAAAATACAGGCCAAAGTCCTTGGAGCAGTCGCACCACCAGAGAAGTTGAGCATCTCTGATTGGGCGGCACGAAACATGTGGCTTCCACGAGCCATCGCAGCCGAGCCTGGGCGCTACAATCCGACCCGTTTCCCCTGGTCGAAGGAGCCTTTAGACGCCATTTTGGACCCTACCGTAGCCGAAAACGTGTGGCTTTGGGGTGCCCAGCTAGGCAAAACCACCTGCCTTTTAGCCACTTTGGGCTACTTTTCGCATTGGATTCCTTCCCCCATACTGGTCAAATACCCCACGCAGGACAGCGCCGAGAGCTTCAGCAAGGAGAAATTGCAGTTGATCATCGAGGAAAGCCCTGCTCTTCGGAAGGTTTACGCCGAGGGCAAGAGCCGTTTCTCCGACTGCACCATCAGTTTCAAGCGGTTCGCCGGTGGCCACATCGCAATGATCGGGGCCAACAGCCCGACCGAGCTGCGGCAGCGGTCGTGCCGTGTAATTTTGCAGGACGAGATCGACAGCGATCCACTGAGCGTCGGCATCGAGGGCGACCCGGTTGCACTGGCCGACGCCCGTGCCTCAACGTTCAGCGATGCCATCTTCATCAAGTCATCGACGCCCACCTTGAAGGGACGAAGCAAGATTGAGTCAGCCTTTCTGGCGACTGACCAGCGGAGATTCTACGTTCCGTGCCCGCACTGTGGTTTTTACCAAGTGCTGGTCTTCGAGCAGATCAAGTTTGAGTCCGAACGTCTACATTTAGCAGCGTATGAGTGCAAAAGTTGTTTAAAACTGTTCCAAGATGTAGACCGTTTACGGGGCATACAGCGTGGTGAGTGGCGGCCTACAGCCCCATTTAACGGCAAAAGGGGGTATCATCTCAGTGGACTTTACAGAATGATCGGCCTTAAACGGAACTTCCAGACCTACCTTCACGCTTTCGTGTGCGAGGCGCTGGATGCGAAGGTGTCTGAGGAGCGGCTTGTCGTCTGGATCAACACCTTCAAGGCAGAGACCTTCGAGGTCTCTTGCGAGAAGGTCGAACACTCCGCACTCTTCAATCGGCGGGAAGATTACGAGGGCATCCCCAACGAGGTCTGTTGTCTGGTCGCAGGGGTGGACGTGCAAGGCAACCGGCTGGAGGCTGAGATCGTTGGCTACGGCGACGGAGAGGAGTCGTGGGGCATCGAATACAAGGTCTGCTACGGCGATCCATCGCAGGAAGCGGTCTGGGATGAGCTGGACGCCTGGCTCACAAAGCCGAAAAAGCGCAACGACGGCACGCCTATGACCGTCTTTGCGGTCGGAATCGACACCGGCCATGCCACGGATCAGGCTTACAACTTCGTCAAAAACCATCCAGGACGGCGCTACTACGCCCTGAAAGGCAAGGGCGGGCCGGGTAACGCACCCGTCTCCCTACCCAGGAAGAGCGGCGTCAAGCGTGTCAGGCTCTACCAGGTGGGCACCGACGCACTGAAACTGAAGTTGTACTCACGCTTCAACCGCAAGGAAGCGGGCAAGGGCTACTGCCATTGGAACAAGCAGAACTGCTACGATGAGGAGTATTTCCGACAGCTCACCAGCGAGGTCATCGTTGAGAAGCATGGTGGAGGGCAGACCTACATCGTCTTCGAGCAGCGTGGGCGCAACGAGCCACTCGACATCCGTGTCTACGTCCAGGCAGCCATCATGATCAGCCGGGTGAACCTTACCACGCTGTCCAAATCCATGCCAGTCAACGTAGTTAAGGGCGATGAAGACGCCGAAACCACGAAAGATGGCAAAAAAGAACCCACGAAAAAGGAAGAAGAGCCAAAAAGTAACCCAAGAATACGACCCAAATCTGGGTGGATGGGTCGATTCTGAGTTCGGAATATTCCCTGTATGACCGAAAAAGAATACGAAGAGATTCGCCGTAAGGACCGTGAAGCCCACTTCGATGCAGCGTGCGATGCTACCAAGGAACGGTACGACAAAAGCGGCGACTGCTATCGAAAGTTTGAGGAATGGAGGGTAGAGTCTGACCGCATCTACAGGGAAAAGTGCATCGTGTACTACGAGGAAAACAAGGAGCAGATCAAGGCCGAGCGAGACGCATTCTTCGCCCGAGTAAGGGAGGACAGACAGCGTAGACGGGACGCCATCAAGAGTTACGACCCGACCATTGTTACGGGGACATCGTAGTTAGGAGCAAGATGCCGTACACGCCGCCGTCAAACATACCCGTTACGTTCGTCGCCGGGGACTCGTTCAGGATCACCCTAGATGAATACACCTCCTATCCAACGTCGGAGGGGTGGCAGGTTGCGCTTTCATTCCGTGCTCACGGGTCAAACCCCATCGACCTTACCAGTTTTACGACCGGCACTGGGTATGGATTCGACATCCCGGCTGCAAGCACAAGCGCCTGGGCGAAGGGCGGATACAACTGGACCACCAAGGCCGTCAAAGGTGCAGAAAAGTTCACGGTTGGCACGGGCTACATGGAAGTCCGACCCGACCCTACCACTGTAGACGCCAGCGACGACGTGCGCTCCCATGCGCAGAAGATGCTCGACTTGATCGAGGCTGCTTTGTCTGGCCGCATCACCAGCGACATGGAGAGCTACCAGATCGCCGGGCGACAGATCAGCAAGATTCCATTCTCGGAGCTGCACAAGATGCGTGAGCAATACCTGTCCGAGATCGAAAGTGAAGAGGCCGCTACCTTGGGCAGGCCGCAACGCACCATCGTCGCACAGTTCAACCGCCTATGAAGCCATCCATCCGAACACGGGCCAAAATTGCCTGGAACGTAATCAAGGGAAATCGCAGCTTCTTTGTGGGGGCAGCGATCAACCGCCTCACGAACGACTTCATCAACTCCGTTGTGGACGCTGACTCCGCCGTCTACAGCGACATGCAGGTGTGTCGATCCAGAGCACGAGACCTTGAACGGAACAACGGGTACGCCCGCAAGGCTCTAGCTGACA